CGTTTCGATGTTTGGCGATTATAAACTCGGCCGTGTTAATTGGAGAATGAGCGTCATAATACCCCGCGCGGTAAAGGAAGGCCACAACGTCGGCGTCCTGCTCGAGGCTTCCCGAATCTCTCAAGTCTGAAAGTAGCGGCCTTTTATCTTGGCGTGCCTCAACGGCTCGGCTGAGCTGGCTTAATGCGATAACGGGAAGCCCGTTTTCTTTTGCTATCAACTTAAGACCTCTCGATATTGTGCTAATTTCCTGCTCACGGCTTCCGAAATTCTTTTTATTGCCCGCGCTTAAGAGTTGAACATAGTCAATAAACGCCGCTTTTACGTTGGAACGCTCGGCCAAAGTACGGACGCGGGTTTTTAAATCGTGAATTGAAAGGCCTGGCCTATCGTCGATGTAAATGGGGAGGGCGTTTAACCTGTCGACGGTTTGATAGTAGGTAATTTTTTCCTCTTTTGTGAGGGTATATTTCGCCAGCTTCTCGGCGTTCATTCCTGAAAGTATGGAGGCGAGTCTAAAAACGAGTTGAGCGCGTGACATTTCGAGCGAAAAGAAGGCCACGGGGTAACCGCTTTGCGCCATATTAAGGGCAACACTTAACGCGAGGGCGGTTTTTCCCATTCCTGGCCGCGCCGCGATATAAATTAAATCCCCTTTTTGATGCCCCCCGAGTATTTGGTCAACGTTTGTTATTCCTGTGGGGATTCCTGAAAGCCCGTGGCGCTCGCGCTCTTCGATGCTTTGCGAGGTTTCGGGGGTTATTTGGGAAATGTGAGAAGTTTCGCCCTTAAGGTTTGATTTTATGAGGTCTGTTAGTTGTACGGAATAGGAGTTATATAAATCGAAAGGGTCGTTTTCGGGTGAAAGCGCCTCCTCAGCTAACCGCGCCGCCATTTTACCCAACTCGCGTTTAAGATACATTTCCACGAGTTGAAGCGCCCACGTTTCGAGGTTGGCCGTTGAGCTTACTCGCGTGGTGAGTTCTGAGAGGTAAAGGGCTCCACCCGCCGCGCTCAATGTTTTAGATTTTCGAAGCGTTTGGGTAACGGTTAAAATGTCAATTGGAAGGTTTTCGGTTTTTAGGTTTTGGATTGCATCGAAAATAAGCCCATTACGCGGGTCAAAAAACTTTTCCGAGGTAAGTACACCTTCAACACGTTTGAGTGCGTTAAAATCGAGGAGAATAGCTCCTAAGGCTATTTTCTCGAGTTCTGTATCATTGGGCGGTAATAACATTTCGTTTTTTGGGTTAGCCGTGGGGGTTGTATTTGTAGAGGATATCGGAGCCAGGAACTAATTCACGGTCAAGTGAGCGGTATTGTTCATCTTGAGGTTTGGCGTTTGGTTTTGGCTCGAGCCAGCGGCCGCCCCTCATTTTCTGACGCCAATTTTTAACGGGTTGGCCTTTTGAGTCGTTCCAATTTCCGTCGGTGTAATACTGCCAAGCCTTGGCGCCAGCCTCAGCGGTTGAACCGTTTTCGATAAACCAACTTTTCACCTCCTCAAGGGTTGGCGGTTCAAATTCTTTTTTTATAGATTTTTTTTCTTTAGTAACCTTTTCTGTTACATTCTCATTTACATTAACATTTACATTATCATTTACATTTACTGCTACATTTGCTAAGGTTTGCTTAGCTAAATTAGCATTTGCTAGCATTTGCTTAGATTTGCTTAACCCACCTTTTCGGCCGCTTTCTTTTCGGGCTTCTACGGTTTTATTCCATTTCTCTAAATCGCGCTCCCATTGGTTAATAAAAGACGATAGCGCCATTTTTACCCAAAATTCAGAAGGCATTTCGCCGCGTAAATGATAATTGTAAATCGCTAAAAAGAGCTCGCCCGCTTGCTGGGTATTGAGGTCGCTCAGAATATTGAGCGAATCAATGTAAATGATAAAAGATTTTTTCATTTTAAAAATACGACTACCGCACGCAACGGCGACCCCTCGCTCGAATGAGCTTAAGCATTACGGCGGTAGTCTGTATTTAATTTTTTCATAAGGAAGTCGCGGGGCAATAATACTAGATTTCTTTGAATTCAGTCACGGGCGCGAGGATTTTATAGCCCTTACTTTTCAACAATTCAACGGCGGCCTCGATGCTGGGGGCATTTAGGGGCATTTCCGTTTGTTTCATTCTCGCCTTAATAGATTTATGTTCGTTTACAAAAAGGCGAATTTTTGCCGCAATCTCTCGAGGGTCTGATTTTACGCGAATAGTATAAATACTATTATTTCGGTATAAATAACCGCCCTTTACCATATAACTCATGCAACTACTAACAGTTCCGAGAGGTTGACTAATTGCCCTTGAAACATCATTCGTGCTGGCTTCGCCGCCGTAATGCTCAATAATTCGGTAAATACTTTCTATTCGTTTGATTAAATTTCCGTTTCTCATTTTAAAAGAGGTTTAATTGGTTTTTTAAATAGCTTAAATCTTCGATATCTATCCGCCCGCTTTGAAGTTGGCGGGCTTCCCACTCTGAGCCCCTGAGCTCGGGAACATCTTCCTGAATCTTTCTCCAAATACGGTCGATGCTTTTAACCGAACTTAGGCGGCCGCCAAAAAAGGCGTTATAATAATCCTCTCGGGGTATTGATAGCGCCTCCATTTCGAGGTTATGCACGTGTTGAACACACTCGAGCATATTATCGCGGGCGGTTGCTTTGGACTTGAGAAGCTCGAAAACTTCTCGGGTTAAATAATTATTCATTAATCCATTGTGTTTTTATGGTTTCTTTGAATTTATACGCCGTTTCCATACGCTCGCAAAGCTCATTTAGAGCGTCAATTTCGGCCTCAATTACCACGTAATGAAGGCGGCGGCTTTCAGGTTGGCGCGGGTCATAGCTGGCGAATATCCACGCGGGTAAATTGTGGGTTAACATATTACCGAGAATCTGCCAATAGTAGTCGGGGTTAACTTTTTTCAAGTCCTCGGCGCTTTTCACTTGAGAATGCAAATAATGGTTAACCGAATTCCACGGGCACTTAATCTCAACCCCCACGCGCTCAAAGTCGGGAAGCCAGCCGAACGCGTCGGGCGAGCATCCAAAGTAATCATTGAATAATTTAAACGCGGGTTTAAATTCAAAGCGATCGTCGGGGCAATTGATAGCCTTTTGAAGTTCTTTTAACGCGTGCTCTTCCCACTCATTACCCCAGTCAATCGCGCGGGACGTGGCCTCGTTGGTGCTTTGCCCCGTTACCTCCTCCATTACTTTTTCATAAATGTATTTTTTGGCGGTTTCTGAAAGCTCGCCCGCTTCGGTTGCGGCCTTGGTTTTGGGGTTCGTCATTAAAGCGCTGATTCCTGAGCCTGTGAAACGGCCTAAGCGTAATTTATCCCACGCGGCGGTTTGTTGGTTAACGGTCGCCATATATTCGGCGAGGTAAGGATTAATTTCCATTTTCTTTAGATGTTAAAAGGGTTTGTAAATTATTCTTTTGTTCGGGGCTCAAATGAGCGTCGAGGGCTTTAATAGCGTCGGCCGCCTGTGGATCTCCGTTAAGAATACCAACCTCGAGCCGAGAGATAAGGGCCTCGGGTAATTCGCCCGCGCTGGCTATCTTGAAAGGTTTATAAACGTCTTTATTTTTTCGATTCAGGTCACGGCCAAAGATGGGCCCGAGAGATTGGGCGGCGTTCTTGAGGCATTCACTTTTTAATTTAGGAAAAGCCATATCGAGCGCGTTGGGTTTCTTATTCGATGGGTTGAGCGCCCATTGGTTACGTTCCTGGCCCGCGAGGTTTTCGGGTGCCCTATCGACCATTATAACAATGGAGGCGGCCCCCGTTCGGCGAATTTCGTAACCTGTTACGGGGTGAATAACAACGAGCTCGAGCGAACCCTGTATTTCATTTGCGACGGGTGACCATTTGAAATTTTCTGTTTTCCATTGGCCGAAAAATAATTCGTCCAATGTCATTTCGATATGAGAAATAACCACGGTCGAGGCTTTACGGTCGGGCGTTTGCTCGACGCTCAGGGGGTCGGGCTGGGTGTTGAGGCGCTGGGTAAATTTCTGTATTTGCGCCATTGTTTCGGGGTTAAGAGGGTACATTTTGAGGGGTTTTAATGGTTCATTAAAGCGGTATTGAGCTCGTTACAGTATTGGAGGAGGGCGTAGATAACAACCGCCCAAGCGAGCCAGCGAAGATATTTGGCGGCCTTTTTCATATGCTCAAGAATTTAGCGGTTAAACTTGAGATTGCTTTGTTGTACACCTCTATAAATTCCTCGCGGCTGAGGTTCTCGGCTTCCCAATTAAAAGCCTCCTCGATGTTTTCGGGGCTTCTCATTACGTTAATGAAAGGCGCGTCGATAGTTGGGTAATAGCCGACGTGTATTGCCTCCATTGGGTTAATTACGCAGTAATAGGCGTTACCCTTTTTAGAGAAATGAGGTAACTCGAATTCGATAACGTCAACGGTTGCGGGACGTTGGAGTTTCACTGTTATTGTTTTCATCATTTCGGGGGTTTTATAGTGAATAATTGATTTCGATTTTATACTCGCAGTCATTACCGCCAGCGGTTGGGAGATCGTCGTTCCATTCCCAATCGTAACCTTTGTCGTTACAAATCTCTTTAAAGGCGTGAAGGGCTTTGTCGAGCTTTTGATAGTGGATAACCTGTGCGGTTCGTTCCTGAGAGTGTGTAATAATTATTTGATACATATTAAAAAGGGTTTTAAGTTTCTAAAAAATGCGCGTTGTTCAGCCGCGCCCCTGAGCTTATTACGCCTATCGAATGGCGTTTCTTAATTCTCTCAAGCCGTCTAATTGAATACAACTTTCGGGGAGAGTACATTTATAAGGCTCAACCTCTTTTTTTACAATGGTTGGAAGTGTAGAAAAATCTATTTTTTTTCCAGGGCCACAAGCGGCGAACAAAGCGTTAAAATCAAAGTTGTTGATGTTTTCAGCGATTTGCTCAGGTGTAAAATTTGTGTTCATTTTGTTACTGTTGTTATTTGTTTGACAAATGTAATGTAGTTTTTTTGCTACATCCTAATTTTTAACATTCTTTAACAAATCGGTTATTGAGGCTCAATAAGTTAGCTGTTTTTTAGGCGTATGAATAGCGCCCATAATTGGGGAAAAGCTCGAAAAACATTCGCATAGCGATCGCGTCTGCGTAGTCGGGGCTCATTCCGTGCGTTCGGGCGATTTCCTCTTTTCCTGTTACTGCGAGTTTTCCGTCCCCGTCGGGGTTCTTTCGGCGTATTAAATCGAGCTCTTTTACTATCGTATCGCGGTGCCCTTGAGGGAAAATAACGCGATTGAGTTCGATGTATTCCGCCAGCTTGAAAAAACATTCGGCTTTCAGGTTAACGAACCTTTCGGGCTTAGTGGCCCGCGCCCCGTTTCTAAATTCCCTACACTTGAGCACGTCAACGAGGCCCGCCCCGAGCCCGTCGGCGTCGGCTAAAGTATTCGAAAGTTTTACTTTGTGGTGGTCGGCTATTGAGCGAATGACGGCCGCGGTTTCGTCAATTCGTTTTTTCCTGAGCTCGGTTATGTGAATGAGGGATAAACCGCGCCAAAGGGCGATAACGGTTCTATCCTTACCCAACCGCGCAACGTCGGCCGTAATAAATAACTCGCCTTCATTTTGGGGCTCTCTGAATGCTCTTAAAATATCGTCGGTTAAGAAAAGGGCGTCGGCGGTTTCATCGTAATCCCAGTCGCCCTCTAATAACCTTTTACGATCAACCTCAGGCAACCGCGCCAGCGTTTCAGCATAGGAGGGCGGTAAGTGTGGATTATCTGCAACCCTTGACGGTATGAACTGAATAAACGCGGGGAGGTTTTGAGCTCGCCACGGGGCATATATCTCGTTATATAACCAACCTTTTGAGGGGTTGCAAGTGAGCAACGTTTTCGGGGTTAAATTGTATTGAGTGAGTTTGTAGCGTATACGGCTCCGAACGATGTCAACCGCCTTTTTACTTATTTGCGAACATTCATCTAAAAAACTGTCTGTAATCTCGAGCGACCCCAGCGAATCAAACGAGGGGTCTGAGGGATAAGCAAACAAATCTTTTAGAATGATTTCGGAACCATTGTAAAAACTAATTACGTTCGATTGCGCGTTAAATTGGTAATGCTTATTCGCTACCAACCCGAAAAGGCCCGCAACCTCGAAAAAGGTTTTCAACGTGGTTTTTTTGAGGGTGTCGAGTTTACTGCGGCCGATTAACCCGCGCGTTCCTGGGTATTTGAGCCGCCGTTGAATTTGCCACGCGCAACCCGTGAACGATTTCGCCCCGCCCGCGGCTCCTCCGAATAGAACAACCTCGGCGGGGGAATCCAAACCGAGGGCGTTTAAACATTCGAGTTGTTTGGGTAAAAACTCAACCATTAAACAAGTTCGGTTAATGGTTTGCCCGAAAGTTTTGAGAGCTTTTTAAGGGCCTTTAAGCTCATTTTCTCGGGGTTATCGAGCCAGCGATAAGCCGTCCACCTCGAAACTTTCATTTTAACGGCAAATTCGCCACGGGTTCCAAACGTTTCATTTACTATGTTAGTCAACTTTTCGGGGGTCATTGCTTAGCATTTTTCGAAACTCGAGCTCCTTTTGAATTCGTTGGCTTACTCGATTTATTACGTGATATTCTTTCGGGTTCGTCGCTTGTTTTGATAGCCAAACGATCCTCAGCGCTCTGAGTTCCTCCGTCGTTAATTGGCTCAATTGCTTTCTCCTCATTATGGTTTTTTAAATCTTCAAACGCTTGTTTATATCCCTCGAGGAACGATTGGCGAATTAACTCGGCCTCGTTGGCCGCCATTTCGGGGCCCTCGCTTAAAATCTCGCGATATGCCATTGCCGAAAGGCTCAAGGGGTTCGAATTTAGTTTTTTCCGTATCTTATCGAGAAACTCGTTAACGGGGCTTAGGGGTTGGTTATTCATTTTTTATCCTTTTAGGGTAGGTTTTTATCAAGTGGGCTATTTTGTTTTTATAATAATTTTGTTCGTTTTTAGTCCCTCTAAATAAAAAATAACGGTGTTTACTGTTTTGCTTTACCTTTTTTATTTCCTTATGAAATTTTAAAAGGGTTTCAATTTTCGTGTTTCCATATTTTAGCCTCAGCGTGCGTGATCCGTATAGTTTCCCGTCAATAATCCAGCCGTCGCGGTCCCCGTTTTTACTTTTAACGTTTGGGTTTGCGTCTCTCATTGAACCGACATAATGAAAGTTACACGCTTGATAAATTGTCCCAATTTCGCCCGCCAAATGATCAGTAGTCGCGGTTACGATTTTGTATTTTTCAGGAAGCATTTTAACCGCCGTCATTATTAACTTGCTGTTAGTATTAATCGGGGTCCAATGCAAGCAAACCCCACGGCTCAATAAAATGATTTTTCCCGTAAAATCGTATTTGTCCCATTTGCCGAGGTTCTCGATATATTCGGGGCTAAAAACAACGCAACCCCCGCAAACGCCATCGAAATAAATGCCGAAACAATGCCACGTAATTGCTGGCATACAACCGAGCCACTCATACTCCTCAATGATTTTTTTAGCGGTTGCAATATCAATTTTTTTAACGACGGCTTTTTTTAAATCAATATCCAAATTATTCCAATAATCCCCGAAAAGGTTATTTTTATCAGTTACCGCTCGTTTATCTCGCATAATTTTTTGGTAAGCGGTTCCAACGTTTAAAACGTTAACGGGGCTTAGGGGTTGGTTCATTACTTTCGTTTTTTAAGTAGATTATAAAAAAAGTTCATTACTAATATGAAGGCCACTAGCGAAACCAACCCGTAAAAGATTACGAAACCCAGCCCGATATTTTGCCACATTTCGAGGTTCATTGCTCGCCTCCTTTATTTTTTTTAGGCTTTTTTTTGTTTTTCTCTAATAATTCTAAAACCATTATTTCGGATAAAGGCTCGACGCCTTTTTTATAAACATCCTGAAGGCATTTTGTAGCGGTTTCCCACCCAAGCCTAAAAGCCTGAGCAAGTTTTTCGTTTTCGTTATTCATTCTCGCCCTCCTTTTCATTTCGTTTGAACTCAGAAAGCCAGCCGCGATAATGGCCCACGGCGAACCCAAGAACAAAAACGCTCAAGTGAGTGAGGATTAAGCCCGTTAATTCATTAATTTCCATTCGTTGTATTTTTGGTTTACATTTACGGCTGCAAAATTAGTTGTTTTTTTGCTACAATCAAAACGGGGTGAAAAATTTGGAAACTGAAACGGCTCGTTTATTACCGAAATGGCGCTCACACGCTCGAGGGCTAATGTGTGACGCCGTGAAGGGTGACGATTTACTTTCCGAAACTCTTTTGAAGATACTCGAAAACCAACGAGAGAAGGCCGAGAGCCTGGCGGCTGAGGGGACTTTGGAATTTTACGTGAACCGTTCTTTGTTTTTAATGGCGATCGACCGCTCTTCCCGCTATCATATCAAATTTTCGAAGTTTTCGAGGTTGTGGGACGAACATAGCGCCCGCCATCTTGAGGAACCGTTGGCCCCGTGGTTAGGTTCCCGCCTCGATAATGAGTATTTAGACGCTTATATTAACTTAATGCCTCAAATGGACGCCGTGATTTTGAGGCTTTACGCGCTTCCCGATTTCAGTTATAAGGACGCCAGCGCTAAAACAGGAATCCCCATAAAGACACTTTACAAATTAGTTGAAAACGCCTTAACACGAATCAAAAAAAATGTTCACCGTACCCCCCGCAATCCGCTCGAGCCGTTTGGCGACCTGCCATAACTGCAAACACTACGTACATTCAACCCAAAGTTGTGGCACGCTCGTTTTCGGGCGAAAATTAACCCCTGAGGAACTCGCCGAGGCTGAGGAAAACAACAAGGTAACCCATTACCGCCGTAAAACGCGTTTGTGTGGGTGTTATATGCCACGTAAAA